CCATGATCGACCAACCAACCGAAACGCAAAACCAGCTCGCTTACGCGAGAGGCCCTCACGGTAATCCTAATAAGGTGCCGAAGCTCCACTATCAAGGGACTGTTCAATGGGTTTTAGCAGATATAGAGAGTCTTCCGTACCACAAGAGCCCGGTTCTCGTACTCGCATTTCGACTGGAGGGGTTAGTGATCAAACACCATTCCCTACCAGATCTTATTGCGATGACGTTATCGGTGCTTACGGGGCGGAAAACTTCCTCAATCTTCGATCCAACTGGGTCGAAACTGGCAGATATTCTGGGGTTCATGGTCTTTATTCTTATAATGACGCATGTCCAGACTCTGCTAAGAGCTATAACCACTTGGGCTACACGCTTGGAGGCCGAAGTCGATCTGTTGCGGCAGCTATCCTGGATGCAAATCCAGGTGAGCCATCGGTAGATCTTCCCGTCTTCCTCTTCGAGTTAAAGGACGTCCCAGACATGCTTAGGCATGCCTATAGACGAGCCAAACAACTTGACGACAATCGCCTCTCACGAGGCAATCGTCCAATCAAGGAGTACTTGAAGAATCCAAAAGAACCAGCAAAAGATTGGTTGAACTATAACTTTGGTTGGCGCCCGCTTGTTGCGGATGCTAGAGCCATAGCTAATATTTCATCCTATTCCTCTAAACGTATGAGGAGAATCGATGACTGGAACTCAGGTAAGCGTTCATCGTCTGCATGGGTGGCAAGTTTGAAAGGTTCGAGTCAATCTAGTGGTTGGTATGATTCCAATACTAGTTCGAACGGACTCCGCTCAACAACAGTTGAGCAAGAGTCTTGGCTAAGCGCCAATTTCACTCTTTCATCTGAGTATTATGAAGCACTACGTCAGGATCGTGGGCAACAAATATTACAAGCACTAGGCGCGGACCTTAGCATCTCACATCTGTGGAATGCTATGCCGTGGTCTTGGCTTGTAGATTGGTTCGCCGACATCGGAAATGTCATCGAAGCTAATTCAAATCGCTTCGGGTTCCAATTTAAAAATGGATCTGTTATGACACATACGAAGATCGAGACGTCGATAAAGAAGACCTCAGGTCCGAGTCTATCGGAATGTGGTCCCGTTATCCGGCATACGGAGTATAAACAACGTACGCACGCTTCTACACTTGATGGATACGTCGGATTCATGAATTTTATGGATCCATCCCGACTAGCTACCCTCTCGTCACTAGCTGTAACGAGGCTTTGATGATGGTAGTCCTTTTAAACATAGAGAGATAACTTCTATGGCGTTTACTGACCCACTTGCTCTGACCATCGGAGGTTCTGTGAAGAACCTCGTCCGCATCGATAGCGGACGTGGACAATCGGAATATTCTTATACCGATTCCCTGATGAAGATCACCGCACTCATTCGTAATAGCACGACCAAGCCTGGTCTCGATGGCCGTTCAAAAGAACGTCATGCCATCTCGATCCGACAAACTGTCTTTGCTACTGCAACGACTGCGGAACTTGTACGTAACAGCACCATCTCGATCGAGCATTACTCGGGCGATGATGTTACTGCCTACGACGACCTGCCGATCGCTCTCGCGACTCTGCAGACGGCTCCGAATGTTCTGAAGCTCGCTAATTTCGAATCGTAATTGGCTTACTTCTAGTTCGTTCGGGTACAAGTTCTGGATAACGGTAGGCCGGTGCTAGACAACGTTCTAGTTACTGGTCTATTCGTCTTTCCAGGCAAGTTGGTTTCTTATTTCCACCAAACCTAAAGGAATAGTAGATGGATAAGAAGCTAAACGCACGTGACTGCCTTCGTGTTATGAAGAGTCTTCTTCAAGACTCAGAAGACATGTTGGAGTTACCTCGTGGTACCCTTGATGGTGATTTTGAAAGGATCACCGTTGCATCAAAATCCCGTGGTATAGAACAAGTTCTACTTGTCTCTCTCCCGGATCTTTGCAGCGAGTTGGAAAACTCTCTGGAAAGGGGTTTCTATGAAGATAAAAGTGGTAGGAATTTGTGGACCAGTAATGGCCACCCGACCATATTTATTAGCATATATTCCCTGATCTTTGATGCTGATTGGGTACTTCTGGACGGACCTCATGTCGAAGCAATCAGAATACTACGAACCATTCTTAAAGTATTTAAGAAGTTTCGTATTGATTGCCCAGACTCTGCTGTTAAGGAAAAAATCAATGAATTCCGAAACATCGAGGCCGAGCTCCCTACACCAACTCTTAGCTGGGGTAGTGATGACCTTTGTTTCCGTGGTGATTACCCTTCTCTTACTGAGCTGGGTGACCTCGGATTTCATACAAAAGGTCAATTTAGTGGACAGCTTGCAGCCGGCTGGGAAGAAGGAGGTGTCTTACGAGACATCGCTTCGATCCAGTTCATCGCTGACAGGCTTTCCGGTTCCTTCCGGATCCACTGGAGCCAATTCCGTCCAAAACACGGACCAGGTGCAGTCTCCGAGCACTACGAGAATTCGAAATTCGAATTTCCGTCTTGGCCCGGTAGATTAAATAAGTACTTCCCCTTCGAAAAATGGGGAGTAGTGAATGAGCTTAATATTCCTCTAGAGGAATGTGCCGGAAAGTCTCCGGCTAAGCTAATCTGTGTACCTAAGAGCTTTAAGGGTCCGAGGCTAATCGCCTCTGAGCCAATCAGCTCTCAGTATATACAGCAGGGAATAATGGGATCCTTAAGGATCTCATTGAAATCGTCAGTGCTTCGGCACTGTTACGATCCTCTTTCCCAGGAACATTCACGTGTACTTACTTTGGCATCCTCAAAAGATAAGTCTCTCTCTACGATTGACTTATCGTCTGCGTCAGACCGTATGAGTTGCTGGCTTGTGGAGCGTATATTCCGTAAGAACTACGGATTGCTCCAAGCGTTTAACGCTGCCAGAACCCCGGATGTATTACTTCCGGACGGTACGACGTTGCAGCAGAAGAAATTCGCTGCTCAGGGTGCTGCATTTACCTTTCCTGTTCAGTCGCTAGTCTATGCAATCGTTTGCATGGGCGTTATCTACTCCTCTAATCCGAGGGCTAGATTCAACGACATAGCTAGGAAGGTCCGGGTATTCGGTGACGACATAATTGTCCCAACCGAATATTATACACGTGTGTGCAACGCTTTAGAGGCGTTGTTCCTCAAGGTTAACAAGAGTAAATCCTTTTCCAAGGGTTACTTTCGCGAGTCTTGCGGAATGGATGCGTATGCTGGACACGATGTGTCTACATGCTCCATCCTTAACTTCTTTCACACACGTAGACCCGGTGATACTGTGTCATTGGTTGAGAGTTCGAATAACCTTTACCTAAAAGGATTTATTAGGACGTCTCAAACACTGCGGGCACAAATCCCGAAGGGTATCCGTAATGGAATCCCTTTTGTATCACCCGGCACAAAAATCCAGTTAGGCTTCTACGGTTGTGGGATTAACCCTCTCCGTAGTCGATGGAATGCCTATTGGCATATCCACGAGTCGAACGTACTAGTCGTAGAGACAAAAGTACATAAGACAAGACCAACTGGTACTCACTCTCTTCTTCAGTGGTTCGTAGAAGAACCTGCTCCCGATTCTTTAAATTGGGAGCCTGGTGAAGTAGAATGTTTGAAGGCTCGTTATCGCCTTCGGTGGGTCCCGAGCTCGATGCTCGGGCGTGCATAGCACGTTGCGACGATAGTCGCGTGGGG